GCGACCGATGGCTCCGAAAAGCCCGTTGGCTTCCTCGCTGTCGATGTCGACGCCACGGGCGCCGATACCGATGCGCCGGTCTACAAGTTCGGCGTTTTCGACAGCGGCGCGATCGTCATCGACGCGAGCTGGACGCTTTCCGAGGTGCGCGCCGCCTTCGACCGCTCCCCGATCTTCATCCGCACGCCGCTCGAACTCTAACCCCGAGGCGTCTGAGGGACAAAACCCATGCTGATCTACGATACCCACACGCTGGCGGGCGTGATTGAAGACCGCCTCTGGAACCCGAGCACCTTCCTGCTCGACCTGTTCTTCCCCTATGTGCAGGACTTCGACACCGAAACCATCGACTTCGACATTCTGACCACGAAAGCGAAGCTTGCGCCCTTCGTGCATCCCGATGCCTCGGCGAAGCCAACGACCAACGGCGGCTATGTCACCAAGACGTTCAAGCCTGCGAACATCAAGATGCTGACGGCAGTGAAGCCCAGCAACACCCTGAAGCGCCGGGCCGGCGAACCTTACGGCGGCAATATGAGCCCGGCCGCGCGGCTGGACGCGCTGATGTTCGACATCTTCGATGAGCACGAACGGGCAATCCTCCGCCGCAAGGAATGGATGGCCGCGCAGGCGCTTCGTTTCGGCAAGATCGACGTGGAGGGCGAGGATTTCCCGAAGCAGACGATCGATTATGGCCGCCCGGCCAGTCACCGTGTCGTATTGGCAGGTGTTAATCGGTGGGGGCAGGCCGGTGTCGATGTTCTCGACACCATCGAAACCTGGGCAACGACAGTACAGGATGCCTGCGGCGTCGCTCCGAATGTCGTGGTGCTCGGGTCCGGTGCATGGAAACTTGCGCGCGCCGATGAGAAGCTGATGAAGCTGCTGGACCTGCGCCGTCAGGCGTCCGGCCTCATCGAACTCGGGCCGATTTCGGTCAACGATGTGTCGCGTGCGCGCTATGTGGGCACGATCGGCGACTTCGAGTTCTGGGTTTACAGCCAGAACTATCAGGACGATGCGGAGGCGACCCAGCCGTTCCTCGACCCGCTCGAGCTGATTTTGGGGTCTCCTGCCGTTCAAGGCATCCGCGCATCGGGGGCGATCCTTGATGTCGACAGCCTCGTTCCGCAGGACATCTTCCGCAAGAGCTACAACACGGAAAACCCGAGCCGACGCCAAGCCTACTCCGAAGCGGCGCCGCTCGTCATCCCGTCACGCCCGTCCGCCGCGCTCTGCGCCAAGGTCGGCTAACGAGGCCCGGCGGTCAGCCTTTCCCCCTGACCGCCAACCCAGCGCAGAGCTGTGCCCCACCCAGCTCTGCGCACCCCGCATCGCGGGTGGCATCGTGACCGAGCGACATTACCGACAGCGCGTGTTGGGAGCCGCCGCCAGATGGGCGGATACGGCTAGGCTCGGACGCGCCACGATGTCTCCCGCCATGCGGGTTCCCATCGCGAAAACCGAGGCAATGATGCGACCTTTGTGCGCGCCGAAGACCGGCTGGCGATGCGCGTGGAGCGGAGCCGAGGTGAGTAGGACCGGCAATCGGGGTCGGACCGAAGGGCTCGCGGGGCTGCCACAAGCCCCGCACCAAATTTTGAGAGGCTTGCCATGTGCATCCCGGATACTGTGACCATCGGTTGGCCGCTGTTGTTTCTTGCGATCATCGCCCTCCCTGCCATCGGAGCCCTTGGCATGCGGCTTTGTATGCCTTGCTGTGAGCCGCGAGGGGCTTTTTATGGCGAACCCCCTCATCAAGGCAGTTCCGGGAGGCGGTCATGACGGCCTTCGCGGCAATCGATGCCATCGCAGCGACGGCGGTCGACGCAACATTCGGCGAACTGGTCCGGATCATGCCCATGCGCACCGGCAAATATTCGGCGGGCGGCGCTGACCCGGATCGGCAGGAGCGCGACCTTTACGCGATCCTGACCGAAGATCATGGGCTCCAGCGCACGGACGGCGACCGCATTGGCGGCAATTTCGGCGTCAATCTTGAGGCCGGGCCGATTCGCGTGAGCCTGCCCAAAGCCGCATTCGCCTCGCGCGCCGATTGGCCGCGCGAGAAAGACCGAATTCAGGCCCTCGACCGCGAGGGGCAACCCATTTACGAAATCGCCCGCGATCCACTGCCGGACAACGCCTCGCGGCTCGTTCTGCACTGCACGCGGCTCAAGAAGGCATAGCCATGAGCCTCGTTGGACTGGTGTTGCGCATTGCGACGGTGAAGGCCCTCGCGGGCCGCACCTTCGCTGAGGGGCGCGTGTACGACAGCCGAAATTCTCCGCTCGACGATCACCTCGACACTGAGCCCGGACCGTTCGTTGCCGTCTACACCGACGACGATGACGCGACGGTCTCCGGTGGCGATCTCTTCGCCTCGGCTCACTCTCTGTCGCTCGTCTTCGAGATCGGCATCGCCTCGCCCGTGGTGACCACGGAAGCAGGCGAGCAGTCTATTACGATCCCTCACACCGATGAGGGAATGGAGGCGGCGCTCGATGTGCTGCGTTTCCAGATCGTCGCTGCGCTTCAACATGGCGATGGCGTTTGGCTCGATCTCTGGCGCAGGCTTGTCATCGACAAGAAGTCGCTCTCCATCAAGCGCGGCGGCAGCGTCAAGAAAGGCATCCGCTTCGCCGGCCGCGAAATGGTCCTCACGGTCGATACGATTGGGGACCCGTCACCGGGCGTCGACACTTCATTCTGGGACGAAATCGAGGCCGCGCTGCGCGGTGACACCGACACGGCCGATATCGCAGACTTGATCCGCAGCCTCGTGCATGCGGGTGACGGCTGGCCGGAGTGGCGGAAGGCAGCGGCGATCCTCGGCATCAGCGCAGAAGGCCGAAAGGCGGTCGGCGTCGGGCCGATGGAGGACGGCGCGGCTGACGCCGTCGCATCGAGCCTGACGGTCGATTTCGGCGACGGCAGGGTTGCCACGGAGACCTCGGAATAATGGCCTTTGGTGATGAAATCCTGCTTCTGAGGGCAGAAATTGCCGAGTTGCGGCGGGTCATCGCGCATACGGTCCAGATCGGAACCGTGCATGAGGTCGACGCGAAGGCGGGAACGATCCGCCTGAAACTCGGCGAAGACGCGAACGGCCAGCCGGTCCTCGGCCCTGCGATCCCGTGGGCTGAAAGCGGCGGTGCGATCAAGACATGGCTGCCGCCGAAGAAGGGGCAGACGATGCTCGCGATCAACCCGGTCGGTGCGAAGAGGCAGGGTCTCGCGATCAACGCGGCGTTCTCAGATGAGAATAAGCAGCCGTCCGAGAAGGGCGACGAGAACGTGGTTACGTTCGGCCCATGGAATATTGTGCTCGATGGCGAGACGCTGTCGATCGCCGGGCCGAAAGTGAAGGTTAAAGGTGACGTGGAAGTCACCGGCAACACCGATTTCAAGGATGGCTATGTGAAGTCGAACGGCAAGCACATCGACGACACGCACGGTCACGTCACCGCGCCGCCCGGGCCTCCCGGCCCGCCGGTCTAAGCATCGGATCAACAGCAAACGGAGCACGAGCGTGCTACCTCTTTCAGCCGTCCTCGGCCTTATCGCCGGGGCGATCATCCTTCTATTGCCCGCCACCTCCCGAGCCGAATGCGGCGTTGCATCGGTCTATTGGGAGGGGACGCGCACGGCTAACGGCGAGCGATACCATCCTGACGGCATCTCGGCCGCGCACAAGACGCTGCCCTTCGGGACTATCGTCGAGGTGCGCAACCAACGCACCGGTGCAACGATCCGCGTGCGCATCAATGATCGCGGCCCGTTTATTCGCGGGCGCATCATCGACTTGAGCCGCGGCGCGGCGCGCGCCTTCGGCATGGGCGTCGGGCTCGCGAATGTATGCCTCGAAATCGTCGCCTATAGCGAGGGCCGGCGCGTTGCGAGCGCTTCGGCCCGCAAGGCGAAGAAGCAGCGCGGGCATCGCGAGGAGCAGGTCTCTTTCTGGCCGTGGGAGTGACCGGCAACGGGGCACCCCACGACTGAACATCTCAACTACTCGAAAGGCTGACCATGACCACGAAACCCTACACTGTGCGGCCTGGTATCGTCCGCATCAACGGCGCGCGCGTGCCCGAAACCCGCATCGTGCACCTCGACGACGCCGCGGCGCAGTTCGATCTCGATCACGGCAATATCGTGCCGCATGTCGAGCAGGCCGCGACGGAGCCGAAGAAGACCGTCAAGGCGGCGGCTTCCGATGGCGGGGCTTGATCGCGCCACCGGGCGCCCGCTCGACGGCTTCGCCCATGTGGTGCAGTCGATCGATGTGATCTTCACCACGCGCCTCGGCGACCGGGTGATGCGCCGCTGGTTCGGCGCGATCGGCTCGGCCCTGTTGGGCCGGTTGCTCGTGCCGAAAACCATCCTGCTCTTCATCGCGGCCTTGGCGACGGCTCTCGACCTCTGGGAGCCTCGCTTCAAGGTCACGCGGATCGACACGTCGGGGAATACTTCCGACGCGATCCGCCTCGGTCAGTTGGCGCTCGTGATCGAGGGCGAATATCGGCCGCGCGGCCATCTGGGCGACACGCGTTCCGAGGGTCTGCGCCGCATCTCGCTGGCGTCGAACAAATACGGTTACACTCTTTCCGAGGTCTGACATGGCGGCTGCAATCGATCTGACGCGCATGCCTGCGCCGGACGCCATCGAGGCGCTCGACTATGAAACGCTGCAAGAGCAGTTCCTCGAGCGTTTCAAGACGGTCTGGACGGCGGCGCGTGCCGTGGACCCGACGCTTCCGGCATACGATGTCGATGTGTTGGAAACCGATCCCGTGGTGATCGCCTCGCAGGCGTGGAGCTATTTGCGGTTGCTCGACCGGGCGCGGGTCAACGATGCGGTGCGGGCCGTGCTCGCGCCGACTGCGAAGAAGGCTGATCTCGACAATGTCTGCGCGCGCATCGGTGTGCAGAGGCTCGTCGTCGTGCCTGCGACCGACACAGCGGAAGCGGTCATGGAAAGCGACGCGCGGCTGCTCGCGCGCTATCTGCTCGCCTTCTCACGCCCCGCCGCTGGCAGCGCTGAGCGCTATCTTTATGAAGCGATGACGGCCTGGCCGCAGCTTCACCACGCGGCGGTGATCGGGCGTGCGGTGCACGGTCGGCGCGGCGATGTCGATCTCGTGATCGCTGGTCCTTCAGGCCGCGACGCGACCGACGACGAGTTGGCGCTCGTGAGGTCGGCCACGAACAACACGCGAGTGAAGCCGGAAGCCACAAGCCTTTCGGTGCTGCGGGCGACGCGCGGCGTCTACGATGTGACCGGCACGATCATCGTGCCGACTGGCCCGGATGCTGAGGCCGTGCGCGCCGAGGCTGAGGCTCGCATCCTTGCCGCCGGGCAGGCTCGCATGCTGATCGGGGCACAGGTGCCTCGCTCGGCGCTCGAAGGCGCGGCTTACGGTCTGTCCGTGACGCGGGCGGATCTGACCTCGCCCGGCGACATCCCGGCCGATCCCTACACGATCCCGATCCCGGGCGTGATCGAACTATCTGTCGAGGTGGCAGGATGAGCGCTGACACGTTCTTGCAGGTCGATATGGTCGACGACGAAATCGTCATCCGGATCGGGGTCGACGCAATAGAGATCGCGGCCTTGGGCGCGCCTGTCTTGCGCGGCATTGAGGCGTTCCGGATTACCGACAAGCGCGCCTTTGCGCGAGCTGTGCTCGCGGAGCTTAGCCGCGAGCTTGGCGACGACGGGACTACCCACGTTCACAAGATGTTCGATGCAGCGTTCCTCGCTGCCGTCGAGGGCGGCGCAGACGGGTGTGATCTATGAACGTTCTCGATATTCTGCCGCCCAACAAGGCGCCGTTCGAGGAAGGCGTCGCGGCGGGCATGAGCGACGATCTGCCGGTGCCGGTCGAGCAGGTGCTCGATCCGCAGACGGCGCCATTGCATTTTCTGCCGTGGCTCGCCGTTCATGACGGGGTGCGGCTCTGGGTTCCGGACTGGCCGGAGGCGCGCAAACGGCGGGTGATCGACGAGGCTCTCGTCGCTGCCTGGGAAGTGGGCGTGCGCGCGGGCGCTATCCGCTATCTCGGCTATGTCGACGGCACGCTGGTCGACGTGATCGCCTATCCGGCGCGGTTCGTGTTCGGCCGCGCGAAGGTGGGCCGCACGCCAATCGGGCACGGGCCGTTTCTCGCGCGCTACCTCGTGCGCATCGTTACCTACAAGCCGCCGCGCGCTTTCGTCTTCAACCGTTCCCGCATCGGCAGCGCGAGGCTCAAGACACCCTCTCGCGAGGCGCGACGACGCGCGCTCACGGCGCTTCGCGCGGCGAAATCGCCGGAGACGGAAATTCGCGTCGATTTCTCGCACAGGCGACAGCTCACATTCGCAGACACGCCGCCGCTCGATGGCAGCGTGCGGTTCGGCCAGTACCTTCCACGCTTCAAGCTCTGAGGCCCCATGACCAAGATTGTGAAATTCTCCGAGGCGGAAGTGGCTGAGCCCAGCGACTTTGACGCCATCTCGGCTTATGCCCGCGCGGGCGACGAAGCCCTTGCGTCCGGCGCTATCGCCTATCCGCATCATTGGGCCGACCATACCGTTTCGAATGCGAACGCGGTCGAGGTGACGATCAACTCCGGCTCATTGTTCGCGGGTGGGCTCATCTATCGCAACGACGATCCTATCATCGTGAATTTGCAGGTGCACCTGCCGCTCGTGACCGGCGACCGGCGCTATGTGGCGCTGCTCCTGCGCGGCGAGGAAGAGATTATCGGCGGCCAACGGCTTGTCGAGACCGACGCCGACACCGGTGAGACTGTCGAACAGAGCGTGCCGAAAACCGGCATCCGCAAGATCGTATGCGTTGTGCAGCAAGGGTTGCCCTCGCCCACGCCGCTCAAGCCAACAGTCGCGGCCGATCAGTGCTGTCTCGCTTATGTGGAGCTTTCTCCGACCGGCATCGTCGCCATCGAGATGAACAATGCATCGCGAGTGAAAAGCCTTTTCGAGATCGATGGACGGCTCTCGCTCGTCGAGGGCGACGTGTCGAACTTGCGCACCCGCGTGAGCACGATCGAGACCGATATCGCCAACATCGCGAGCCGCCTTGGAGACATCCCGTCGCCAGCGATCATCCGCCAGATGAAGCGCGATCTCAGCATATTGCGCCGCACAGTTGCGATGCCGGATGAGGCGCGCGCCTATTGGTACGATGCGGGCCTTCTGCAGGATGCGTGGGACAAGGCGAATGCGAGCTGGCTCGCGCGCGTGCGTGAGGGCATCCGCTTCCCGTGGGCGGCTGAGCGCGATGCGCAGCTTGCCCTCATCGATGAAAGCTCGAATGCGATCCGGTTTTTCGGTCGACTGCTGCTGCCGTCATGGACCGAGGTCACACGCCTCGCGATCGACGGAGACGGCGGCAGCAAGAATATCTCGCAGCTCGTGCACACCGTGACGACGGCGGTGCGGCGCGAGCTGTCCCGCACCGTGACCGAGTACGGCCCAACGGTCTCAGTTTGCGAGAACAACGCGGAGTGGTCGAACACGGCTGGCCTCGACGTAGGCGAGTTGTTCACCAAAAACGGTGAGACGTGGACGGTTGTTTCGATCGGCGATAGCTACGGGCGGGGGCACACCTTCCGGTCCGTGGCGAAGTTGATCCAGCGTACCGTCACCGATGTTTATTGGGACCACGTGACCGAGAGCTTCGGCGTCAACGGCTCGGTTTACGGCCAAACCTGGCTCTGCGCGCAGCCGATGGTTCTGACCTCGGTCGACATCAAGTTCACGCGCGTTGCTTCGACCGGCGACGTGCACATGTTCCTGTGCGAGTGCTCGGAAAGCGGTGAGCCGCAGTTCAACAAGGTGCTCGCGAAGACGACGCTCACGGCGGCGGACCTTGCAACGGGTTGGGTGAGATTCTCCATCACACCGCGCGTTCTCGAAAGCGGCAAGCGCTATGCGTGGTTCACCGTCACGACGGGCAACCACGCGTTGGAGACGGTGAGCGGCAACAAGTTCGCACAGGGCTCGCTCTTCTGGGCCACCGATGGGGCCTGGGCGCAAGGCGATCCGCTCGTGGACTTCGCCATGAGGCTCAACGCGGCCTCCTTCGCTTCTGCGCGTACCGTCGTCGAGTTCCAGCCGCTCACGCTGGAAAACGGCATGACCGAAATCCGCCTGCTTACGGCGGGCTGGGCACCGGGCGGCACCGCGCTTGTGTGGGAAGTAAAGCCGTCCGACAGCGATACGTGGCAACCGCTCACGCTGGACAGCGCAGCGGCTTCGACAGCGCTGAACGGGCTCCCGGCGCTCGTGCAGCTTCGGGCCGTGTTCACCGGAACGACCGATCTACAGCCCGCGCTGGTGCTCGACGCCTATGCGCGCGGCATGACGTTCCGCCCGCGCGGCGACATGACGGCGGTGTCGAAGGACCATGCCTTTGGCGTGTCGACCACGACGGTGCAACTGGAGATCGTTCTCGACCAATACGACGCGGCCAAGCACACGGCCGCACCGAAACTTGTGATTGGCGGCACGGTGCTAACGCCGACGACCCTCACGATCACGCCTGACCTCGTGGCAGGGAAGAAGCGCACGCTCCTCGCAAACTTCGTGCTCGGCACGGCGACCACAGCGGCACGGGCTCGCATCGACATGACCACAACAGAGGTCACGGACCTGCCCTTCGTCCAGAACATCGCGCTCTACGCGCTTTAAGGAGAACCCAATGGCAAAGAGCACTCAGGCCGCTTCGGCGGCCGGAGACGGCGCGGCTGCGCCTTACGACGAGACGGCGACATACAGCATCACGCTGGCGCGCCTGATCAAGCTCGGCGGCGTGGTGCCGCTCATTCCTCGCGGCGACATCTTCGTTAGCGGGGCTGCACTCAACCAGATCGTGACGGAGCACGGAGCCGATGCCATCCTCTCTGCCGAGCGCCGATAGCGACTATCAAATCCTCGATATCGACACCAAGCTGACGCTGGCGTTTTGGAACGCGGCGCTGGGATCGGTTGGTGCGCGCCTGCGCGCGGCCGAGGCGGTTCGGGCCGATTTCGAGGCTCTTATCAACACCGGCACCGGGCAGGCGCTGGCGGTGATCTCTGCAAATGTCGAGCCGCAACTGGCCACGCTCACCGCCGCGATCAATCAGTTAAAGGCTGACGTTGCCGAAGCCGAGGACGCTATTGCCACACTGATCGGCGGCGCGGTGCCGATGGAAATCGTTACCGGGTTGGCGGCAGCCCTCAATACGAAAGCCACGCAAGCGGACCTCGCTGCCCTCGCGACCACTGTCGCAGCAAAAGCCACGCAAGCGGACCTCGAAGCGCTCGCTGCGGCAGTCGGAGGAAAGGCGTTGCAAGCGGACCTCGCCGCGCTCGCGACCACTGTTGCTGCGAAAGCCACGCAAGCGGATTTCGAAGCACTCGCTACGGCAGTCAGTGAGAAAGCCGCACAAGCTGAACTCGCTGTTGTTGTGGGGCGCGGGCTGGTTAATAAGTTTCGCAACGGCTCGTTTGCCATTGCCCAACGCGGCACGTCGGGCTCGGTAACAGCAGGCGCAACAGCCTACACGCTCGACGGCTGGCAAGTGTCCGCCGCTGGGGCTGCCGTTGCGTGGTCGCAGGTCTGGAATACAAATATAGCCGGTGCGACTATCCGCCTACAGCGAAGCGCGGCTGGTCTGACAGTCTGCACATTACAACAGCGGATAGAAAGCTACCTCGCAGCGGAATTACTGACCTACGCTAAAGAAGCTCGGCCGGTCACGGTGCAATTCGTGGTCTATAATGGCACGGCGTCAGCGATCACCCCGAAAATCGCGGCAGGTTATGCGACGGCTCGTGACAATTTCGGGACGGTTACGGCGGACCTCGCCGCGACCAATCTCCAGACCATCGCGGCGGGCGCGACGGGCATTGTCTCCTACACGTTTATACCGAGCGTCAACATCGCAAACGGCCTGCAAATCCAGTTGCAATTCGGCTCTGCGCTCAACAGCACCAGCGGTTACGTCCACGTCGGGCGCGCCGACATCCGCGCGACACCGGGGATTGCGCCGGGCCTAAATAGCGCGCCGCCACCTGCGGAGCTACGCGATCCAATGTCCGAGCTGGCGCTGTGTCAGCGGTATTTTTGCAAAAGCCACGCTGCCCTCGTTGCCCCAGGATCGGCTGTTGGCGGGGGGGCGTGCGGAATTGTGCTCACGACGAACACATCGGGCAGCGGCGCAAATATCAGTAGCCCATTTCCGGTCACTATGGGCGGCTTGCCAACTTTGACGATTTATGACAGCGCGGGAGCAGCGGGAAAGGTCGGGTATCTGAATGGCAGCTTATGGGCATCGGGCGGCAGCATCGGCGCGGCGGGAGCCACCAGCTACGGCGTGCGCGTGTGGTGCTCGCAAAACACAAACGGGTTTGAGTTCGACTACGCTGCGAGCTGGGAGTTATAGAGATGTACACCATGACGAGCGGCGCGGCGGTCATCCGCGACGTGGACCGCGCAATCATACCAGCTGACACGCGCAACGCAGATTGGCGAGCCTATCAGGCGTGGCTGGCAGCTGGGGGCGTGCCGTCTCCAGCGCCCGTTGTGTCGGAGCCTGTGCCAGCGAGCGTGACGCCGCTCCAAATCGTCCGCGCGCTGCGGCAAGCCGGCCTCAAAGGAGCGTTCGACGCGGCTCTCGCGGTTGACGCCGAAGCGAAAGAGGATTTCAACCTCGCACGCGAAATCGAGCGCGACGATCCGCTGGTCGCTTCAATAGCGACCGCGCTTGGCAAGACCTCGGCCGAGGTCGACGACATCTTCCGGCTCGCCGCGACCCTGTAGCGAGCCGTCTTTCCTCTTCCAAACCAGCCGCCTCCGGGCGGCTTTTTTTATGGAGAAAACGATGACGGCACCGTCATTCGGCATCATCAACACGCGGCCCGAAGACGAGGCCGTACCAGTCATTGGGGCGGATTTCTCGAAAATCGGCCTCGTGGAAACGTCCTCCGATGCGGATGCGGCGACCTTCCCGCTCGATACGCCCGTGCGGTTTTCCAGCTCGGACACGGCCTATCTCTCGAAGCTCGGCACCGGCTATCTCGCCGACGCGGTGAAGGCGATCAACGCACAGCTTTCCGAGCTGCAAGTGGCTGCCGACATCACGGTGGTCCGCGTGGCCGAAGGCGTGTCTGAGGTTCCGGCGACAAAGCTCGAGCAGACGACGACGAACATCATCGGCTCGGCCGCAAACCAGACCGGCCTCTATGCGCTGAAGGCCGCGCCTGAAGAGGTGGGTGCTACGCCGCGTCTCATCTGGGCCGGTCGCACCGCGTGGCAGCCCGACGAAAACAGCGCGAACCCGGTCGTCGCGGCACTGCCAGAGATCCTGAATTCGTTGCTCGGCGTTGCCGTCGTGGACGCGCCCGAGAGCCGCACGGCCGCGCTTGCCTGGCGCGAGACGACGCAAAGCAATCGCATCATCCCGGTTGGTGTTGCCGCCCGCGTTTACGAGGGATCGACCGTCGTCACGCGGCCGATGGCGCCGCGCATTCTCGGCATCGGCGTGCGCGTCGATCACGAGCATGAGGGCAAGCCATTCCACCCGTGGGCAAACCAAGCCGTGAACGGCATCGTCGGCACGAGCCGCAACATCGCGTTCAGCCTGACCGATGGTGCGACCGAAGGGCAGATGCTGCTCGAGGGCGACATCGGCATCGTGGTGCGCGGCGAGAGCGGCGTGGACACGGCCATCGCGGATGGCGGTTTTGTGTATATCGGCACGGAAAGCTGCGCCGAAGGCGATCTGTGGGCACAGTTCCATCAGGTTCGCGGGTCCGACTACTTGACCGCGAAGATGATGCGCCTCACGCGCCAGTATCTCGGCAAGCTCATCTCGGCCGATCTCGTCGAGGCGTGGATCAACAGCATCAAGTTCATGCTGCGCGATCACAAGGCGGCGAACGATATCCTCGGCTATGACGTGAAGTTCCTGCCCGCGCGCAACAGCGTGGAAGAAGTGCGCCTCGGTCGCCTCGTCGTCTCGCCCTTCATCGAGCCCGCGCCGGTCTTCCGTCGCGCCACGCACGAGGTGCGCCGCTACGCGGCCGCCGTCGACGCGCTGGTGGCGGATATCGCCGCCCGCGTGAACGCTTCCGGCACGGTCTAATCGCCTCTCAACCCTGAAAGGAAAGCCACATGGTTTTGCCTCTTTACGTCATCGAGGCGGTCGACGTTCGCCGCGCTGACGAAACCGACACGAGCCGCGCCATCACGATCTCGAAGCTCGGTCTACCTGCCCTCAAGCGCCTGTCCGCCGAGCACAAGCCCGGCGGCGGCGTCGGCGGGATCGAGTTCGTCTTCCCGCAGATCGAGAAGATCGAACCTAAATTTGAGGTGAAGGGCATCGATCTCGATGCCCTCACGCGCTTCGGCTTCGCGAACGGGGTCTACGACAAGTGGACCTTCGCGGGAGCCTGGCGCGACAAGCGCACGGGCAAGGCTCTGCCCGCACGCGCCACCATCACCGGCATCATTTCCGATTGGGAGTCCGACGAGTTTTCGCCGGGCGAGTTGGTCGGCTGCAATCACACCCTGAAGGAAGTCTCGCACTACGAGTTCACGCTCGATGGCAAGGAGATTTTCTACTGGGATTTCTACGAGCGCGAGGCCCGCTCCGGCGGCGTTTCGTGGATGAGCGACGTTCGTTCGGCACTGGGAGGCTGACGCCTCCCAGCCTTGGTTTAAATCAGATCGTCGACGGTGACGCGCAGCGCGTCGGCGAGCTTCTTTAGGGTGGCGACGCTGCCTTCCTTCTTCCCGGCTTCGATTTCGGAAATGAAGGGCTGGCGGACGCCGCTTTTCTCGGCGAGCGCGGCCATCGTCAGGCCGCGATACTCGCGCCAGAGCTTCAGGCGGTTCTCGCCGTCGATGGAGCGCTTCACGAACCAGTCGGGGAGGAATTCTTCCGCCCCGCGCGCGAGCCGCGCCTTGAACAGTTCGATGGACGCCGCGTCCTCGGCGTCCTCGACCAGCTCCATCAGCCGATTGTATTCGGCCTCTGGGAGCACCACGAGGCGCTCGCCGTTCGGCGTGACGAGCGTTTGCGTTTTTGCGTGCATAGTCATCTCGACCTCACTCATAGGCCCCGCCGCGCGGGGCGACTTTCACCACAAGGATCACCACACCGTCTTCCGTGAAGATCACGCGCCAGTCTCCGATGCGCATCCGGTAGAAACCCGGCTGTCCCTTCATCGCGATCACATTGTTCGCGAGCGAGGCAGGGTCGGTGGCGTATTGCACCATCTTCGCCCGGATCTTGGCCGCGAGGTTTGCCGGCATCTTCGCCAGTGTCTTCTCGGCTTCTTTGGTGTAGGTGACCGTTTTCATGCGAGGAATATCGCTCATTGAGATTGGATTGTCAATCTCTAAATGAGATATTTTAGGAGAGAAACACGATGACAACTGAACAAAAATTCACCCTGGAATTTCCTGTCAAAGTCGGGGGCAAGGCCTTCAATCTTCTCACCCTGCGCCGTCCGAAGGTCCGCGACGTTCGCGATGTCGAAAGGGTGCGGCAGGCTGACGGCGATTT